CTGTGCGAATAACTCAGCACGTTCCACCCAGATCAGACCAGAGACTTTTGTAGGGGCTTTAAGCTTCTCAACTTTAGCCGCTAGCATAGCCTCTGTGTCCTCTTTGGATACCTGAGAGTAGACCCACGACAGCACCTGTTCCTCAGTCAACTCTGCGTAGTCTATAGATGCAGCAGAAGTCTCAGGGGTAAAGTTAACGGTAGCTGTGATGCCTTTGCTGTGTTCACCGTCTACAGCGTCTACGCCATAGTGAACAGTAAGCACGTAGTCATCGGCTGTGCTGCGTTCAAGGTTGTTAATTTTCCATTTAAATGTGGTCATTGTTAAATTGCTCCAATAATAAATGCGAGTAGTTCCGTATAGCGAACACCCATGCGCGTACGCTCTGTAGCACCTTCTGGGGCTTCTTCAAGAGTATCGAATGTGTCTGTTACAGTGTGTTCTTCTACAGCTTCAACGGCTTCTACAGCCTCAGAAATTAGGCTTTGCTCAGTACGTTCTGGCTCAACTTCATTGCCATCTTCGTCTAGCACAGCAGGGATAACCACTTCTTCGTATACAGCGTCTTGGGCTTCTACAGCTTCAACAGCAGGGATAACACGCTCTGCTTCCCACCATGTAGTTGAGATAAACATGGCGTACTTGCCAGCGTCTAAGCCCTCTGCTTCAAAGGCAGCTTGTAGGTCTTGAGCAATGATGCCAAAGTGGATACGGGCGTCATCACCCTTTTCTTCGACAGCATCCTTCCAGCGGAACTTACGCATCAAGCCTTTACAGGCCACAGCAATACGTTGTTCAGCTTCGGATAGTTCTTCAATATCTTGCTTTTCGTTACGGTCGGAAGTTTGGATTGAGCCGTTGGTGGCATAGATGTCATCAAAGCGAAAAGAGGAGTTACCTAAGTCAAGCGCATTGTCTCGAAGAGTTGTGGAGCTAGAGGGCAATATCGCACTTTGATTATCTCTAAAGCATAATCCTGTATTTGCATTGGATATTGCTAATTGAGAGCCGCCTGACGAAATAGTCCCAATACTACCTACGGTTGAGCCGTCTTTGCGGAAGTCTGCAATGATTCCATCAGTTGTTGTGCGGTTAAGAACTAAAGGCTGAGCGCTGGCACGCGTGATTGCAGTAAAGCCGTCCTGTCCTGCTTGGAACCCTACAGTTGCACTACTCGCAGCAGTCTTGCCCACCAGCACGTTACCGCTTGAGTCGATGCGCATGCGTTCTAGGTTTGCAGTTAAATCGAATAATCTAAAATCGCCAGAATTAATTCCTAAAGAATAACTTCTAGCACTACCGCTTTGAGTGCTTACCAAATTTATATACTGGTTAGCTACCCCAGCATCGGAGCTTATTGTGATTTTTCCACTAGGCGAACTCGTACCTATACCCACGTTGCCGCTGGAGTCGATGCGCATGCGTTCTGCTTCGGAGCCATTATTGCCATGCTTAAAGATAAACCCCTGATTACCAGATGCAGTCCCGCCAGACTGAATAATGCTTGTCGGATTACCCGCGCCTCCGCTGTGGAACATAAGGCTAGCAATACCACTAGAAGTACCTTGATTGTCGATACGAATTTGTGGGCTTCCTGCGGTATCTTGAACATGCAGCTTACTTGATGGCGAACTAGTACCAATACCCACATTACCGTTGTCTTGTATATGCAAATAATCGTGGGTTAAAGTGCCACTGTCGTTTGTTTTACCGAAGAGTAAATCATGAGTATTGTCGATATACGCAGCCCAGTTTTTAGAGCCTACGCCTCCATCGCTTCTTTCCCAAATGAGCTTTGCAGGAGCAGAACCTGTTCCCGAAATATGTAGCTTTCCGTCAGGCGAACTCGTACCTATACCCAAGCGTTCAGCACTAGCATCCCAGTGGAACTTAGGCGTTGTGCCTGTGTCCTCGTAGAAGCTAATGTCTCCTGTGTCTCTACCAACGCTGAGTGCTTTATTGCCTGTAGTAGAGTTATTGTGCCTTGTTAGGTGGAAATTGTTATCCCCCGCACCATCGTTTTTAAGGCGAAACCCATAGTGCATATCATTGCCTACACCAGATCTGTTTTCTGCCAGTTCTAATACTGTTTCGCTATTTGATGTAAATCCACCAGCCCTCAAAGTAGTAGTTGCACCGCCATCAACAGTCAAACCATCCATCGTGGCTGCGCCTGATACATCGACACCCGTAGCACTGTCAGCAACATTGCTCAGTTCAACAGCTTCACGAGCCTCTGCGGTAGTGTCTGCACGTAGTACAGCTTCACCAGCAATACCACTAGGCTTGTCTAGCTCTGCCAGCTTCTCACGTAAGTTTAGAGCTGGTTTACTTATATTAACTGTCATAATTTAATCCTCGACCACTAGGCCGTTAGAAGCTGAAATAGCTGCACCAACTGCGGTTGTTGTGTTATCTACTCGTTTAAGCCCTTGGAACACTGAGCGACCAGATGAAGTACCTACGTGTAGTAAGTTGGTGTCATCATCGTGAGCCAATGCGGTCACTGCGTCAGATGTGCCGTACAAGGTTGCTTTGGCGTTCTCTTGGAATAGCACCTTTTCGTCCTCGTAGATCTTGGCGATCTGTTCGGCTGTTGGGGCTGTGGCTGAGATTCTGCTAAGACTTAAACTAGAACTAGTAGCGCTATAGCCTACTTGAGTAGCCATGCCTGTTGGGACACTAGCCGTATTGTTTCCGCTATGTTTACTGACACCATTTATATAGAAAGTCACTACGCCATTACGTCTAGCAATAATTAACTGATTCCATACACCTAGAGGGTAAATACCTGCGGGTGTATGAATTGCCGCCCCGTTTATATAAAGGGCAATATATTGTAAATCTGCCGCAGTCCAGATCGTCATTCCTGCACTACCGCCAGTATTTGCTCCACGCTTGTACAAATATTGTGCGCCACCCGCAGAATTAGCTTTAAACCATGCGGTGAAAGAGAAATCACCTGTCCCAAAGTCCAAGTCAGAATTATAAGGCTGCTCAAGGTAGTTACTGCTAGTAAACCCACCATACCCCACAAGATCAGCACCCGTTGCCACAGGGTCTTTGGTAATCGTGCCGTGTACTTGTAGGCCGTTGTTGTTGACGCTGCGGTCTGAGTCGCCTAGGCGTACTGAGATGTTGTCGAAATGGGCTACGGAGTTGCCGCCATTACTGTCTTGCATATACATATACAGATAGTGAACCCCTGTCCCACTAACGGTAAACGAAAAGGAAGCGTTGGATAAGTCCGTGCTAGAGTTAATAGTAGATGACACAGCTAAGTCATTGCCAGTTGAATCACTATTGCTTATGCCTACACGCAAGTTGTTGCCGGATGTTTTTTGGTACTCACCTATATGAACAATGTAGGTATTACCAGTAGTAAGCGTACCAAGCGAACATTGTGCTTTCGGATATACACCTCCTGCACCATTTAGCAACTCAAGTTTAGCTCTCCCTGCATCATACGTTATGGTGGAAGATAGCCCTGCTGTCCATCCAGACACATCCGTATCAAACGTACCATTAGTAACCAACTCACCAGACCCAACAACATCAGTATCATCCGTGTCGCTGAGTGCCGCTAGTTTTATGTCGCCATTCATCCAGCCAGTGTTGTAGTCTGAGGTGATGTAGTTGACCATGCCTTTGGAGTCGAAATTCGCAGAGTATGTGTCTGATTCATCGGATAGAATCTGAGTAACACCTGCCTCCCCTCCGATGGCAAAATCATCAATGTCTTTTGCTACCATGCCTCCGCTATGGTAATCATTACTGTCGTAGTTAAGACGGAGCTGCGAATTGTTATGACCCCAAGTTGTACTCGGTGCGTAGATACGTGCTGTATTATTTTGGCTAGTTTGATGCCCAGCGTAAATAGTATCAGTTGTGAATAACAGTTCGGGAGGAAAGTAATTTAACAATCCAGCATGACCATTAGCGTTATATTCTGTAAACACAAGTAAACCGTGATTTTTAGTGAATGCAACTCTGCGGATTTCGTCGTTAGGCGAATTCGGCACCTTATCAACAACACTCCCATCATCCTTAATCACGCTCACACCACCATTCGTTGCAACTGCAATCGTTGGAATGGGTAAGCCTGTTGCAGAGTCTATGGGGGCATTGGGTAGTACGGTCATTGCTACGTCGTTGACTTGTGAATCTACTATAGATGGGAAAGTCTGCGTTATACCTGAGTGAGTTGTGTCACGATTGGCAATAGAGGATAAGGGCAGTTTTAGACCACCGTATACCTGTGAATGGCGATACCTACCTATTACGTCTTTTAAGAAGTCGTATGTAACAACTCCATAAGTATTTTGACCTAAAGCAAATAAGCCGTTAAGCATAGAAACGCCGTTTACACCTGCATAGATAAGCGCATTACCACCGTCAAACACCATCCACATGGGCATAGCAGGGTCATCACCATCATAGATAGTAACCTTATTATTCTCTGCAACAATCACAGCCACGCTTGGGAACTCTTTACGTGAACCCCTTGTGCTTGTGTTCAAGGCTTCGTTGTACCAGCTAGTGTGCTGTGTACGCTTACGCCACTGACCACCGTCTGAGTCTTTGCTTGTGTCGTATACGAAAACGTCTGCGGCTGTGTCTGACTTACTCTCAGCGATAGCCGTTAGGTCTTGATAAGCCACTGCACTTGCTGCTGATTGGCTGTATGTATACGCTTGGTCACGGGCAGATTCTGCACCCGACTTAGCTGTCTCAGCACCCGTCTTATGAGTCGAGGCTGTACCAGCGTGTCCCAGTGCATCAGCTACGGACGCATCTAAAGTTGATTTACTAACATTAACCGCAGTAGTTAGGTTATCAACCGCCGTTGTTAATGTTGCTACTTCTGTTTCAACAGTCATAGTTTATTACCCTTATTGAAATGCTACTGCGCCGATATAGCGAGTTTGCGAGTTTGTATAAGCTGTTGCCATTTGCACCAACGTGGTTTGAATATCAGTTAACGTGTCAGCCACATCAGAAATAGTATCTATGTCAGCAGCTACTGTGTTTACGTCTGCGATACTTGAGGCTACTGTAGTTACATTTGCACTCACTCCCGCGACTGTATTGACGTTAGTGGTATTTGAAGACACTGTATTAACATTAGCAATGGAGCCGCCGACAGTATTAACATTAGCGATTGAGCCGCCCACGTTATTTACATTGGTGATATTTGAGGCAACCACTCCAATGTCTGAGCCATCATTAGCAACTGTAGTTACGTCGGAAGAGATACCTGCCACTGTAGTAACATTAGAGTCTATACCTGCAACCGTAGTGACATTCGCATCAACCGCCGCCACCTTGTTTACGTTAGTAGTGTTACCAGCCACAGTGTTCACATTAGCAATAGAGCCTGCTGTAGTGTTTACGCTAGTAATTGAGCCAGCCACTGTATTTACATTGGTAATGTCACCAGATACCGTAGCCACGTTACCCGAAGAAGCGTAATGCTTCGCAGAGTAGTTACCACCAGACACGGGGCCGTCAGTCTTAGATGCCCAATCTTCTGAGAGTGCTGCGCTAGTCGCTGCTGCGTTCTTAGATGCCAGTGCGTTTGTTTCGCTAGTGGCTGATGAAGTAGCTGATGATGCTGCATTAGTCTCACTTGTTGCTGAGTTAGTTTCTGAAAGCTCCGCAGCAGTTTCACTGAGAGCTGCGTTGATTGCGTTAGTCGTTGATGTAGTTGCACTAGCAGCCGATGATGTTGCTGATGTAGCAGCACCAGAAGCTGAGGAGGAAGCTGCCGAGGCACTACTAGCTGCATCAGTAGCCGATGTAGCAGCATTAACCGCTTGCTGTGTTACTTCATTAATTGTCGCATCAGTGGTAGAGTCGCCTGTACCACCTGTGCCTCGATAGATTCCCATAGTGTTTCCTTATTTAACGTGCTGACGTTCGGTTCTTACGTGCTTCCTTAACCCTAGCACGTTCTTCTGCTTTAAGTAGACGTTCAAGCTCTGCAATACGTTTATTACGAGCTGCATTAGGGCCAACACCTTCAATACCTCTTGCCTTACCTTTTGTTATTACTGGATGAGGGGCTGCTGATACACGTACCCTATTCGTATTAACAGGTCGAGTTGAAGGGCCAGTAGATACCTTACGAGCTGGAGCTGGAGCTGTGCCACCAGATGGATGCCCAACTAGAGGCTTCTTGCGTTTAGCAACAGGACGTTTCTTTGCAACTGTAGATGTAGGTTTTGTACGTACAGTGCCACCACTCTTGGTCTTAACTACAGAACCTCTAACAGTTTGTCCTGCTTTATTCGTAGTAGACTTAGTTCTAACCGCATTACCTTTAGGATTAGCAGTTAGTTGATTTAATTTGTATTGAAGTCGCCCAATGGTTTGAGTAGACTTACCAGCCGCCTTAGCTGCTGCAATCTGTGCTTTAAGTTCTTTCTTCTGTTTGAAGGTTGACATTATATTTTCCTTTAAGTAAAAGAAAGGGGAACTCCCTAGAAGTCTAAGCAGTTCCCCTTGAGAAGGCTAAAATTCTAGCCTAATGTGTTTACGCAGGAAGCGCAACAGCGACAGCAGAGGTGTCACGCAACACGCCAGTACCATAGATGGTATCTGAAGTGAATAGGTCAGCCAAGAACTCTTGCTTGTACTGAGTCTGTGAACGTACACTCATTTGTTCAGCGAATACAAAAGCATCCTTATGCATGAACAAACCAAGCTTGTTGGCACCGTCAACTGGGCAGTTGTTACTAATGTAAACGTCTACACCATACAAGTTACCAATCTTACCATTAACAACAGTCTGGCCACTTACGAAGTCAGAAGAAGTATAACGATCAATACCCATAATGCTGTTACGAGCAGATGGAGGAAGGATCAATGAACGACCATCCATAGGTACGTCAAGATCATCCAAGTGCTGTACTAGGTTACGGAAACCAGCATCGTTAAATGCTTGAGTAGTACCAGTGTAGTCAGACAATGTACCATCAGCAGCCATTTCTTGAGCTTTAGCCCAAGTAGAGCCGTTGCCACCATTAGCAGACTTACCAAGTTCAAAGATATCATCTTCAACCTTCTTAGACAATGCATAACCAGCATCACCAGTATAGAACTTACGCATAGAAGCTTGAGCTTGAATGTCAGTAATGTCCTCAATCATACGAGAGTATTCAAAATGCTTGTCGATCAAAATAGACAACTGAGTAGCAGTGTCGTTCTGAACAGTAACAGCTTGACCAGAGGTCTTAGCGTGTGCAGTACCACGATTAGGCTTAGGGATGAAGATAGTATCACCCTTCTTGCCAGACATGGGCATCTTGTTTACTAGGTTTGCAACAACCAATTCCTTCTTGTAAGAAGCAATGATCTCGTCACTCCATAACTCAGGGATGAAAGATGCAGAAGTTGCGTTAGTTTGTGTACCGCCTTGGGCGGGATAAGTAGCAGTAGTCATAATATTTTCCTAAATAAATTATCGAACTCTACCTTCAGCGTAAGCTTGTGTAATCACATCGCTGTTAGCTAGGTATCGTTCAGGTTCGTGTTGCATCATATGTAAAATCTCAGACCGTTTGAGAAACTTCTTGGTAGTCGATTCACCTGAACCTCTTGCCGAACCATTGCTACCACTCTTCAATGAACGCTTTCGTTCTTGTTCTGTGTTAGCTTTAGCTTGACCGATTAGTTCCTGCTGTTCCTTCCAAGTTGTGAATAGATCATCAGCCGCATCGAAGTCAAATCCATCATTAGCTTTTTGTAGCTTAGATGTACGTGACTTAGACTTTTCAACCCATGTACGAAAATTCTCATCGTTGACAATTTCCATTGCATCTGGATGGGCGTTAAAGATTGCTTCCTTAGCTTCAAGCTGGGCTAGCTTCTTCGTTGCTTCTCCTGCTGCTTTGAGTGCAGGGTGATTCTCTAACTTCTTATCAAGAGTTGCGTTAGGATTCTCTAAGAAATCCAAGTCGCTAATCTCGACATTCTCTTCTGGTTGCTTAGTGGCTGACTGATTCATAATGAAATCATCTACCAGCTTTCTCAACTCACCTACCTCGTTACCCTGACGACCTGAAAGCTTCTCAGCTTCTTGGTGCATCCGAACTAACTCGGCAGCAGACTTACCTTTGTACTTCTCAGGAACTTCGTCTTCCTGTTCTACGGGATCTCCTTCAACAGGCTCCGTATGTAAAGTATCTAGGCTTTGATATTCCTCGTCATCTGCTAGTTGAGGCTCGTGGTTGCCATCTAAAAGTTCTGCCATGTGTGCTCCGTACCTAAAGGTATTGTGGAATAATATTATGTGAGGTTGCTTCTAAGAAGTCTCACGCTTTCGCTCAATCGCAATCTGTTTTTGGCGTTGCTTTGCCCATTTAATCGTAGCCCCTGCAAAGTCTCCTGAGTGGGGGTCTAGATTACTCCTAGGCGCAGCTAGTTTTCGATTGGATTGTTGGTTACACTTAGAGCATACACTTATCCGAGTATCGGAGTGTACATACTTCTCTTCAATGCTACCGCATTCACTACATTCAAAATCAAATACGCGAATCATTTAAGAAATCTTCATATGAGTTGCGTATACCATCTTCAAACCTTAGTAGTTTTCCGATGATGTCTAACTGACCTTGCCTGTAGTGTAATTCTTTCTCTGTCTTACATGTTACAAGATCCCGAAGAGTCTCCTCAGAGTCTCCGAAGTCTTCAAGTAAGATTTTCCATCCCTCTGTCATAAAGACATCAATGAGGGACTCGTAATATTTTTCTAATTCTTGATCTATATCTGTTGACATAGCGTTTCTCCTGTAGTAGGACGCTGATTTAGCGTGGACTATAGCATAATACTATATAAAAGTCAAGTATTATTTTAACTTATTTGCTAACCACGCATTTGTCTATCAACGATAGCCTCTTTACTGGCGATCTCACGCTCCTTGAGAACTAACTCAGCAACCTTAGCCCGTTTAGTGAACTCTTTTTCATCCTCATCACCTGATTGAATGTTAGTCGTAAGTACTTTAAGGCGGTCAGTCTCAGCTTCCATAGGCAAGAGTTCAGTTTCAGTAGATATTTTGGATGCCCTGACTTGAGATTCCTGTGCCTGTCCTTGAAGTACAGCGATATAAGCTTCCTTCTGTTTCACTTCCATCTCCGCATTAGCCTGAGCTACTGGATCTGGCTTACTCGCCTCCTCTAGTTTAGCAATTAATGATTCACGATTAGCTAAATTCATGTTATCAACGATAGAACGTACCAATTCAGGGTACATAGGAGTATCAGGTGACATTGTTTGGAGCAACTGTACTAGCTGAGTAACTTCGTACTCTCGTGCAATAATACCCAGAGAGGAAGAAGGAATAAACTTATAGTCTCCAGTAGGGTATTGCTCTGGATTATACTGCATATAACGCCAAGCAGCAGCCTGTACAAAAGGAATTAGGAAACTCTCTTGGAAATTAATTAACGTCCGTTTGTGGCGTTTGATTATTGCACCAAGACCCATAGAGATAGCGCCAGCGGCTGCATCCCCGTTAACCACACCAGCCATCCCTGTGCTATCAATAGCTCCCGTAGCATTCTGAACCATCCGTTGAAGACTATCAGCCTGACTAAAGGTAATATTATCCACATTACCGAAATGCATAGGAGAAAGAATCTCATTTGGATTTCCGTTAGTGAGTATAGTTTTTCCTGGCTTCACTTCCATCTTAGCGCCACGCGGCATACGAGAAGCATCAATAGCCATCATAGGATGTACTGTGAGAGCCAACGCGTCAATACGCGCACGTAGTTCTGTGTCTAATGCTTTCTGACTGTTATAACCTTTCTCGCAGATACCACGGCCCCAAAAACGACTAGGCACTGTATCCCAAGGGAAAGCTACAATAGGCCGATCTTGCATCATGTAGGGGTTTTCTTCAAGCTTGAGAATGGTGTCGCCATTAGCAATGACAGCAACAACCTCAACATATAAAGAGCCATTCTCTGTGTGACTCTCTGACAGAGAAACAACTTCTTCCTCATCAGAATACAAATAGTTATCTAGAAGCTCACGAGGAATTAAACCATAATACTTTGTTAAACGTACACGATCATCCTCATATTCATCAATATCATCTTGTGCTTCAAGGAATGAGTGTGTAGCTGTCGAGTCTAAGTCAACATCTTCATATACACCTTCCTCTATAAGAGTCTCCACCTGATGTAGGGGAACAAACTCGTCAATTGCTACTCCAAGCGCCTCATCTATTGAGGCCGAGGTAGGATCAATAAGGAAGTTCTGAGGCAGAACAGGCCGTATAGTACAAGTGACCTCCTGAGTTTCCATAACACCAAAGGTCTGCATTTGCCCTTCTAGAGCAGGCTTCTGCATAGGCTTCCTACGTGTCTTCTCTTGGAGAACAATCTCACCAATACCTGTCCCGAACACGGCAGAGTTTACAATACACTCAGCAATAGCTTTACGTGTCTTATTCAACGCAAACTCTTCGGTCAACTTGTTGCGTAAGTATTCGATGTCACGACCATCTTTGTCATTCATATCGTCTTTGATATCGAAGAACTTACCACGCCCAAATGTAGCCTCCTCTACTTCTGCTACACTACTTTCAACAGCTTGTTGTAAGGCAGGGCTAATTAAACGAGAGCGTTCACTGGAACGTAAGCTATCAGCTCCTGACCAGATACCTCGCCATAGACGGTTGTACTCATCAAACCTAGCTGAGTAATTTGATTCAAAGTGATCACGCCAGCTATTACACTTGTCCATGATCCAGCTCTCGGCTGTCTCTTCAATTAGTAGTTCGTTTTCTGACATAATTAGTATCCTGCTACCGCATCCATAAATTCATAATCATCTTCCTCAAAATCAAATGCATAACTAACTTTAGCAAGTTGGTCAATATAAGATAAGGAGTCTATTAAATCGTCGTGTACTAGGTGGTTAGGAAACTGGAATAACTGATCTAAGAACTCAGAGTTCCACTCACCTTCATTAAGAGTAATCTGTCCGTGTTCAAAGCGGCCTTGTAAAGCCCATGTAATACGATCAGTCTTTCTCTTGTTGCCATGAGTCAATTCCTCTATACGAAAGAAGGATTGATTCTGTTTCATTAAGTCTGTTAGGTAAGGGTGTACAGCATTCTTCAGTGCTCCTTTCTCTATTCCAGTAGCTAATGGCTGGTAGTCTCGGACAGCTTGAAATATCTTCTCTGCTGTCTTCTTAACGTCCCAACGACCATATATAATATTATCTACCCACCAACCATCCACCCCTGCTTTAACAATAGAGATGGAGGTTGTATCCAACTTCTTTTGTTTAGAGGTAGTAGCTTTAGCAATATCAGCAAAGCCTGCAAGGTCAACTGCAATATAGTAGTCACCCTCAACAGGTTCCTCAGTATCAAACTGAATCCAATCCTCACTGAAGATAGCACCGCCAGCAGCTTCAAAGGAGGCTAGGAACTCTTGACGGAATGCAAAGGATGACATACTGCCTTTAGCAGCTTCAATCTCTTCAGGGTCTAATAGGTCATTATCATAAGAAGTAAAGTGCCAACTCTCAAAGGTAGGATCATCTCCTTGTCCATGACGATATAAGTCATAGAAATGGTTACGTCCCATAGGAGTACCAATGAAGATTGCTCGACCCTTTTGGTCAGCCAGTGCAGGACGTAGTATCTGCTCCCACACCTCTGGCTTCATGTCAGCATATTCATCCATGACCAAGAACTTTAGACTAACACCACGCATAGTCTCAGGTCTATCAGCGCCTTTAAGAGCAATCGTAGTACCATTCACTAACTTAATCTGTAAGTTGTTTATGTGACTACTCTTAATAACTGTGTGGCCTAACTCCATTAGAGTTTCCCACATGATATCACGCGCCTGTCCCTGAGTAGGGGCAACATAAAATACGTGTCCCTTAGTTGCCTGTAGACCTTCAATTATTAAGGCCCACGCTGCTAACCTACTCTTACCACAACGCCTCCCTGCTGCAACTACCTTAAAGCGGTGAGGGTCATTGAATACTTCTTGCTGCCAATCTAGTAACTCTACGTTAAGATCAGTCATTGTTATTCAAGTGTCTCGTATTCTTCAGGAGAGAAAGTAAAGGCTGACCACAATCGACGCATCATGTGTGGTTTGGAAGGTTTCTCATACAGATCCGAAAATGATTTGGCTAAGGATGTAGCAAACATGGGATCTACCATCTCGGCTTTTAATTCCTTACGGTCATTCTCATTCATTGCTTGTACCCAACCAGACTCTGCATTCTTCCTCACTTGCATAGGCCGATCACCCATGATAGAGCCTAAAGCAAAGTCGATCTGAGAAGACTTATCATCTGTTTTCTCATTGTCTATCAACCACTGCTTATAGTAAGGTTTCATGTAATCAAACTGGAATAGACCATACCCATTGCCACCCTTCTGCTGAGTGTCATGCTGATATGTGCCACCTGTCTCTATATCAATATTAGCCATAACAGCACCAATAGCATCAGGTGATAGTCCTTTACCCTTTAGTAACCTGTAGACTTCCGCAGCATGGTTAACTTCACTCGACATCTTCGTATTCTCCTTCAAGGGCATCATCTCCGCCCCCAACAATGGTAGTGTCACCACCAACGCCAGTAATAGTAATCGAAACTGCATTCCTGCCGCCACTCTCATTCTTCTTGTCAAAATAGGAAACAGGAAGAACCCTATCCATACACATCTTTAGGGCTGCTGATTGAACGGGATGACCATCTTCTA